CCCCAGTGGTCGGCAGATAGTTGGCAAACTGAGTCTGCGTCAGGTGGTAGTACTGATTCGACTGACCACCTTGAAGCCCGGCCAAGTTATTGTGCTGGATCGTGTTGCCAGCGCCGTTCTGGTTAATATACTGCGTGAGGTCGAGGAACCACTTGAGCCAGATCGGATTGAACTGACCTTTGTTGGTTTTTTCGTCAACATTAACCGGATCGGCGTAAGTTGGTGGCGGCTGAAAGACGGTTGGGTTGCTCATAGCGTCCCAAGATCGATCTGCATCTCCACAGCCTGGATGCGAAGCGGTGCGCTGGTCGCCTGCCTAAAGTGGTAGGCCCGGCGACGGAATGTGCCGCAGTCAGTCAGCATAGGACGAGTTTTGCTCATGTCCACCGTCCTGAAGTTGCTCCAGGTCTGGTAATCATCGTCCGAGTAGCGCACCTGCACCACGCTGCCGTTGGTCTGGTCGCCAATGAAGTCCATGATCTTAATGTACTTGCGCTTGCGAGTGCCGCCGTCATAGTTCGGGGTGTACACGTCAAACGTGATGGTTTTGCCATCGTCGGTCGTGTTGGTGATCTCTAGCTCGTACATTTTGCCGTTGGTGGCGTGCTGAAAGATCGCTTGGTTGTCCGACACTGTGTAGGTGGACGAGATAAAGGGTAGGTAATTGCCCTGATAGTCGGTCCACTGATACCACTGACGACTTGTCAAATCAAAAACCAAAGACAAGTTGGAGTTGACCAAGGTCACGCAGTAGAACCGGTGGCCACCGACCCGAGCGCACCACGAGTAAACGGTGGTGTAGTCAGCCTGCTGTAAGAGCCGGTCAATTGGTGGTGTCGAGATCTGGCTGGCCTTCAGGTTGTCCATCATGTAGACCGAGTTACCACCATCTTTGGCGCTCGAGATCCAAAAGAGTGACCCTTCCATCGATGCCACGCTGCCAGCGCTGCGGCAGCCGACGCTCAGCTTACCGCCCTGCACGGGACCCAGCGGTGAGCCTGATGCGTTGCCAGCGTCGTAGAAGATCTCAATTGAGTAGCTCTTCATGGCGATGATGTAGACCAGCTGCTTGGCCAAGAACACAGCAGGGTCAGCCTCGATCTGCGCCACAAGGTAATTGCCATCGGGCCAGACTTGCGGGTTGTTGGTGTCAGACGACCAGATGGCCGCTTTCTTGGTCATCACGTTGATGTAGCCATCAAGGTAAGTCACGCCAGGAACCTGGTTGGTCGGGAAGTTGGCGCTGACGGTGATGGGCTGCGCCGTGCCGGTGGCCGTGGCGCTGTTGTTCAACGTGACCTGTGTGCTGCTGTCGATCGAGGTGATGTAGGTCAATGCAGGCAGGTTAGCGCTGACCACCGCCATGCCCACGGTCAAACCGGTTGTGTTGGGGCTGATGGCAGTGATTTGAAGCGATCCGCTGGTCGTTGTGCCGGTGACATAGAGATCAGCAGTGAACGAGATCGCTGTGCCGGTTGCCGTGGCTGCGGCGCTCAGGGTAACTGTTCCGCTTCCCACACTCGAGATGGTCGTATTGGTCGGCACGTTTAGACCATTGACGCCTTGACCGGCCACCAAGCCTGTGGTGCTCGAGACAGATGTGATGACGTTTGACCCGCTGGTCGTGTTGCCGGTGAACATGACCGTGGTGGTCAGCTGGATCTGCACCAGACCGTTCAGTGGGTCGTAAGTGTAGCCGTAGGTTCCATTTTGGAGCACCAGCTTAGGCGTCGCACCCAAGCAGGACGCGAATGTGTAGACACCGGACGTGTCGACAGTGCCGGAAATGGCCACGCCGTCCTTGTACAACTTGTTGCCAAAGATCGTGTAAAGGCTGCCGTTCCAGTTGTACGAGCCCAAGCCGGCAGCTGCTGTGGAGATGCTGCCAGCCGCGTAGTAAGAGAACCCAGGGCGCTTGTAGACCTCAATCTCGCCGTTGGACCCTTGCTCCACGTAGCCATTGATGATTTTGGCGTCGCGGTCGGTGGTCTCGTCCCGGTTCGAGGGTTTGACGGCTAACGGCAAGCGTTGTGGTTCGCCCATCACTCATCCTTATCTGAAGCTTGACACAGCGTAACCGGTACGCTGATCCGGTGCGAAGCTGGTCGGTGCATCTTCCACGTCCCAGTCCTCGAGCATCATGCGGAATTGATTGGCACGACGCTCACACCGGTCCATGATAGCCTGTGGCTGACCAGTTGCCAACTCATCCGCGAGACCCCAGCGCAGACCCATAGCCCACTCAGTCGGGAAAGCCATGTCGTCAGTCAAACTGACCATGTTGGCCACTTGGGTCTGCGTGACAAGGTGAGCCTGGCCGGTGGCGGCGTTGGCGTCAGGAATCAGCCAGAACGAGACCTGCAACTGGTACTGCTGCTTGTTGACGAAGTACGAGTTAAGCTGGCCCTGCTGGTTGACCTGGGACAAGGTGACCCAGTCATGCCATGATAATGGGATCAGGGGACGGCGCACTTGGGTCTGATCAAGGTAGTAAGCCTCGATGATCCGGGTGGGCTTGGTCAAATAGCCCGTGCTGACGCTGCCGTTGGGGTAGGTCGGGGTGTAGGTGGCTTGGCCAGGGATCAATGTGATGGCGATGTCTTCAATCAACCAGAGCTTGAGCCCCTGCGTCTGCCACAAGTTGGCTACGTCATTCATGCGAGTCAGCCCATCGGCGTATTGTTCGCTCGTGGGCTGGTCGCCGTCTTGAATGAGCCCGGCGTCTTTGTACGCCATGCGGATGATCCGCTGGGCCGTGAGGTAGTTGGTTTGTGGGGTAGGGGTGCTCATAGTACGACCACCTGTGCGTTGACGGGAACTGCTTGGCTGAACGTGATTGTAGTGTCGTTCGTTCGAGTGTAGCTTTGCCCGTAGATCTGGAAGATCCCGTTGATGAACACTTGACCCACCACAGTCGAGGGCACAGTGAATACGGTCTGTCCTGAAGTGGCCGTAAAGACTGTAGGAGCGGTAGATCCGCTGATTGCCTGAGTCACTGCGTTTAGCCACGCAGCTGACACCGGGGGTCCTACAAGGTCAACATACGTAACGTTTAGAGGGTTGCTCATGGTGTTGTCCTTTACATTGTTTCCACGGTGAAATCATCTAAATACAAGCTGCCACTAAAAGCATACAAATTAAAAGCAATAAAGAAATAATTTGCCCATGACGGTACAACTCTATCCATTCCAGATGATAACTGCGTCCAGTCAATAGGTGAACCAGAATTTCCGATTCCAAACGTATCAAAAGTTACTGAATTTCCAATTGACGGGATACCGCTTGACAAAGGCCCGTTAACCAAACAAGCTCCAGAGGTCACATAACATTGACCAGATGCAGCAGGAAATTTGTACCAACCAGTAAACGCTGCCCTAGAAAAAGGATTAACTGGTACTACTAAAATAAATGAGCCATTTGATGCACCACTTGTTTTAGTGATTTTTAATGACTGCGTCCCACCATGTGAGTATGTAGAACTTATAGCTAATGCTATGTTTGAACCAGTAAAACGATTTGTAATTGCTGCCGTATCACTATTTATTGACCACCAATCAGCAATGGACGCAGTTTCAAACCCACTATCAGATAACTTATTGTTGGCAACAGGAGATATTTTGGATGGCAAATATGAAACGCCGTAAGAACGCACTTCAGAAACTTGCACAGTACCATTGCCAGAATCCAAAACATTATTAGTGTTTTGAAGATTGAACATGAAAGCATCATTGATAACAACAGATGAGGAATCTGTGTTAAAAAAGCCATTTTGTGCTAATGCGCCAACACTTCCATTCTGTTGCAATCTTCCGCCAAACATCGACAATGTTGAATTGTTAGACAGACTAGCAACAACATTTCCCGAGCCAGCATCATTACATTCCCACCAAGTGCTATGCAGTTCAGTAACGCTATTGTTTGTCGCAACTAATGATTTAGTGTTGTAATCTAAAGAACAATTTGTTAACTGAAGTGCACCTGTATTGCAATTGTTGGAAATACCAAGCACATTGTCATAGATAGCACAATTTACAAATGATATGCGTTCACCATAATTTGAGCCACCAGAAATAATGTATACACCAATTGCACATTGCCCAATGTTTACATTGATGTAAGACTGAATATATCCACCACTATAAATAGTAATTCCATAACCAAAGCCGTACACAATGCAGTTCATTACTGAAATATGTGCAGTATTTGCTTTTAAACCAACAGTTGTCGTTCCTGCCGCTGCACCACCGCCAGCTTTGCCATTTCCTAGCAAAATAAGACCATCAATTTTTTGTGCAATTGCACTTGGTGAAGTAAGATCAGATGGTGTTAAAGTTGATGTATTGGTTAAATTTATAGCAACTTGCGTTCCTGTGATACTACTAAAATCCAATATCGCATTGTCACCTAGCAAAGACTGATTCCCAAGATTAACAGTTATGCCAGGACTGCAAAGATATGTACCTTGAGGAATGTAAACAGTTTGGTTGGTTGCCAAAGCCGCACTCAAAGCTGTGTAGTTAGCCGCCGCTGTTCCGCTTGTAGAAAAGCCATAATCAAGGGCATTTACATAAGCACCGTTGATCATTGAATAAGAGACTTTGGTCAAAGACATAATTGTTCCTTAAATTAAGCAGTTGCCCAAGGCAAAGCAGGTTTAATTACAGTAGGGTTAATTTGAGCAGCTAAGTCAGCATTGATAGCTGATTCAATAGCTTCTTGATTGACACCATTAGACCAGCACCAGCCAATCACTTGAGCTTTAGTAAGTTGAGCAAAAGGCGTAAAAGAACCATTAACTTCTGGTTCTGGAAATGTGCAACTACTGTAAATGCTGCTGTTAAATTCTTTATTGTTAACAATTTCAGAACCAGTAGCACGCCATCCAGCGGTCAGAACCACTTGAGTAAAACCATTGATGGTTTGAGTTGATTGTTCAAGCCAATCAATAGTCCAGTTGATAGTAGCCGCCACGATTAACCTTTCAATTGATTAGGGGTGAGATGCTTTGTAAGCATCAAATTCTGCTTTAAGTTCTTTGATTGCAGCAACCAAAAGCGGGATTGTGTCGGTATACGACAAACTTAAAGTACCAATTTTATCTTCGTTCACTTTAATTGCTTCTGGCAAAACTGCATTGACATCTTGTGCAATTAAAAATGGTCTGCGGACACCATCTGCATCAGTTTTGTATTTCCCTATAACAGTACGCAGCGTTGAAACTTTGTTAACAGCATTGGTAATAGGTTCAATAATGTCTTTAATTCTTTCATCAGAAAAAGAAGACCAACTGTTGCCGTTTTGATATAAAACAACACCCGCAGTTCCACCACCAGAATAAACACTTGTATTACCGTTATTGTTTGATATAACAAACTGTTTTCCAGAATCGTTATATGAATTTATTGCTATTGCGCTTGTTTGACCGCCACCACCAAAAACGGCTGTGGCATTTGCTACGGTATAGACTGTTGCGCTGCCATAGGTCTGTACAACACCAGAAGAGTTAATAGTAAATCTAAGCGCAGAATTTGCCCAATCATAAATTTGAAAGTTTAAACCTGTTCCTCCTGTTGTAATGTTGTTGCCAATAAGCCAACGGTTTCCAGATGAGCCTACAAGTTGAATTTGAATGTTGTCGTCAGAACTGTTTGAATTTTGTAGTCTTAATAAACTAGCAGTAGCTCCGCTAGCGTGAATAAGTGCGCTAGGGCTATTAGTACCGAGGCCTAAATAATTTGCGCTTGTAAGGCGCATACGTTCAGAAAATGATTCAGAACCTTGTGAACCTGTGTATGTATAAAAAGCAATACCAGTTCCAGATAAGCTGGTTATTGCACCACCACCGCCAGCAGCAGTACCAAATTGAAAACCACCACCAGCAGAATTTACAGCAGAAAATCCAACAGAGGTTCCGCTAGAGCCTGTTGTTGTACCAACAAGCAATTGGCTTCCCGTAAATTGTAAAACAGACCCCGTAGCAAGCGAACTTGTAGAGTTTGCATAAACTACACCACCAGAAGTAAAGCTGGTCAATCCTGTACCGCCATTAGCACCAGAAAGAGGTGTAGTTGTCAAAGACAATGACGCTGCACTTACAGCTCGACCAGCCGTTAAGTTAGCTACGCTAACGCTATCAGTTACACCAGACTGATTGATTGGCACAATTTCACTACCCGACAATGGAGTAGTGGCTGACGATAACGCTGATATTTTGGTGTTAGCCATTATTGTGCCGCCAAGTAGCTGCCAGAAATGTAAAACTTAGATGTTGAGCCTATGTTGCTGTTAGTGATGGACGATTGCGTTCCACCTGTATCAGTAACCAAAGCAATTGAGCTGCTATTGTCATTGATAAACCAACCAAGCACACCCGTGTATGTGCAGTTAATAGCTTGGACAGGGCCAGTTGCTCCATACACACCAGTTGCAACAGATGCAGCATCAGGCATACTTCCTAAATTAACTGATACCGAACCTGTACCACTAACAGAACCATTCAATTGAATTGTTATGTCAAAGAAAATTCGTTTGCCAACTCGGGTATAAAAACCTTCTTGAATGTTATACGCTGACTGTACTGTGCTACCAACTGATATGGTTGGGGTAAACGAGCCTGTAATTCCGTAAATACTATCGACATTGCCAATTGTTTGTGCGGTTACTGAGTTTGCATTTCCAAGAAAAATTGAACCATACACCGCTTGGTTGTTTGATACTACATTGGTGTTTGGTGCATATATAGCATAGCCATTAGTAATGCCTGAAGTTTGGTCAATGTAATTGTTTGAAATCAAATTTGAGCTGTAACTAACAAGCATTTGGTGAACACCACTTGCCGTGTTAGAAGCATTGCAACCATATATGTAATTGTTAGAGATTACAGAGTTGTTGTAGTCCAAAGCCATGCCTGATTGCTGGCAGTTTCTAGCATTGTTTCCAACAAATTGAACAAACGAACCATCAGCATAAAAGCCTGTACCATGATTGCCATAAGTCATGTTGCCAATGACTTGATGACGTGCATCAATAGTTCCAGTATGAGGATAGTCCGAACTTAAATCAAACCCATCGTAATACTGAAACATAGTTGTATTGCCAATGAACTGCATGTGATAGCAACGGGCATCTACGCCAGCAGTCGTACCTTGGTAGGTTTTGATGCCCGATTCACCGCAATAAGAAATAATGTTGCCTTGGGCTAAACCATCAAAGTTTCTGGCAAACGTGATACCTGAATAGCTTGCGTAAGTAATGTTGTTGTTGATCGCAGCGTTGCGCTCGCCTTGCTGATTGTTAATGTTCCAAAAAACAATACCACCAACATCAGCAGCACCCCCTTGGAATGTGCAATCTCGAACTGTTGAGTAAGTTGCATCATGGATGCTAATAGTTACAAACAAACCATAAATGCGACTTACATTAATGTTTGTTGCATTGCCGCCAAAATAAATTACAGGGCCGATTGACGTATAAGTAGGTGTCGGAGAAAGATCATTGTCATTTACCGTTGGTTGATACCCTGCATGACTACCAGCACTTGACGTATACGGTGTTGGATTAGATGCCCAAGTTGTTGTATTACGGCTAATGATTGAGGGCCATGTAATGCTTTGCAAATATAAGTTATCAATGCTTGAGTTATTTCCAGAAGTTACATTGATAACAGTTGAATCATTTTTAATGATAGATTCAGCGCCAACCCCACGCCAAACCACGGTTCCTGTGTAGGTAACTGAAGAAAGCATTTTGTAAGTGCCAGCAGGGAAGAACACGGGTTTACCCGTATTGGTAGCAGCTTGAATAGCTGAAGTGCTATCGCTTAAACCTGTAGGGTCAGCGCCAAAATCCAAAACACTTACAGACTCTTGCAACTTAGCTTGAACCGTAGTGGTTACTGCGCCTGTGCCGCCTTCGTTGTACTGAATGCCTGCTGCGGCAAGCGGTGTGGGGAAGTTGCCGTTGTAAACGGCGTCGTTGACGTCGTTCAGCCAGGACGAAGCGATGATGGTTCCGCTGTTGAAAACTGTTGAGCTCATGGTTGGTATCCTACTGTGGCGCAGTCAGCAGAACCGTAGTCTGCTGTACCCCAAGCGCCTTGTAAAGTGCAAAATGACGGGTATGTGCCTTGCGGCCCCGGAACGTATTGAAAATCTTTACCGGCGATCATACAGCCTGGATAGGCCAGGCCAGGCATCGCAGAGATGCCCTGCATCGTGCACACCAGCACGAATGCGTCGCTCTGAGGCTGTGCCCAAGGCACAGTCTGATTGTCGGGCAGGCCGCGGACAAAGTCCTGTGGCTGGCGCTCTTCCCAGTGCTCTGGACAAACGTAGTACCCCTGCCAGTACTTCTTGAGCTGCGAAGCCTTCCGCTTCGCGCCACACTCGAAGCAGACGGCGTTGTAATCCCCTAGACGGAGATAATCAGCTTCACCACGGCCAGGAGCTGCCACATTACACGCCCATTAAGCAGGTCGTAGCAGCGGTCGCAGCGGTCGTTCTGCACCGCACGTAACGCCAAGCGCTACCACCCGAGTTTTCAACAATTGCGCCACTGCCTGCGCCAGCAAGAGTGATCGTGCTCGAGGCAGTCGTGCCGGTGATAGGACACCAGTTGGTGTTGTCAAGCGAGCCTTCGATCACTGCGGTGGCCGCAGCAGCCGAAATCAGCTGGAACACGCAGATGATCGAGTCTTTGTAAATGCTGTTGCCGGTAGCAGGTGCGCTGATGCTCAGATCACCGCTGCTGTCCATGGGCATGTGTCGGGGCGATGTGCCGCCAATGAGAGTTACGTCCATGATGATTCCTTAAATTCCCATTTTTGTGCAATCAAGCACCAAGTGAAACGCACCTTCGCCTGACACCTCGAGCCACAGCGATTGATTCTGTGAGCTCGGCTGCAAGCTGTCGAACTGATAATAGTTCAACAGGCCACGACCCTCGACCGGCAAGACCAGACCGTCATCAGTCCAACCAAACCGGACCTTGACGCCGCTTTCGCAAGCGTACTGGATCTGATCCAGCTTGATACCGGTTGGGTTGTCCTGGAGGTGCTCACGGCCAAGGATCACGGTTTGTTCAACCGGACCTTCGCCCCACACCATCATCACGGTGTTTTTCTTGCCGTCACGAGTGATCTTTGTTTGCACTTGGATTCTCGATTAACGTTGGATTTCCTGAGCAGCCACCACAAAGTCCAAAGACAACGTTTCGGTTGTCACAGGGGTGATCGCAAAGTAAGGAGTCATGACCGAGTTGGTCAAGGTGGTTGCCGAAGAACCGATGGTAGGCGAAGCAACACGTGCGGCCAACTGGTCAGCAATAAAGATTTCCAGGTCAGTGCCGTTGTAGACAAAGCCGACGTCCAAAGCGGTTCCGCTGGTGATGGTGGCCAGGTTGCTCACCAAGGTGGTAGCAGTGCCGCCAACGGTCGAAACTAGGCTCAAAGAAGTCGAACCGGCAGCCTTTTTGATCAGCAAGCTGTTGTTGGTCGACACAGTGCCACCGCTCGATGCAATCAAGCCCATAGACAGGACTTGGGTTGCAGAGGCAACAGCAGAGCACTTGAAGTTGGTTTCAAACCACAGCTTTTGGCCAGCGATGAACTGGAAACCAGCGCTGGCTTGGTATGCAGCAGTTGCAGTGCCAGAACCACCGGGGGTAATGACGCCCACGCCGCCCAAAGCGTCGCTGGTGGCCAAGGTGGAGCTTGTGCCAGTCACGGTCCAGCCGTTGTCTTTCACGAAAAAATCGGTGTAGTAGGTGGCCACAGCATACCAGTTGGTCTGGTTGATGGGGTCAGTCAGGGGGTTAGAGCTCGAGCGAACGGGGCTCGGCATGGGGTAAGAAGCAAGGGTGCGACCTTGAGGCTGAGTTGAAATGCCGTAGGTCAGTTTGGTTGCGTATCCAGAACTCATTTGTAATCTCCTTTACGTTTGAGTCGGTTGTGGCGATGTGCCTTGCGCGATTGTAGAGAATTTCCAGCGTTATGCAAGAACAATAAAAAAGCCCGGCGAACCGGGCTTTTCGATAGATCAGGTGATCTATTAGGGTCCGTTAGAACCGAAGATACCACGGGGGTCCGAAGCACCGACGCTGAAGCGCATGTAAGTAGCGGCTTTGGCGTTTTTGGTGTCGAAATCGTTGTCTTGGTCGAACATGGGACGATCGCGCCAGAACATTTGCATACCGTTGGGGCAGTTGGTACGAATGAACCAAGCGTGCGGGGCGGTGAAGTAATGGTTCAGCTTGATGCCTTTGGGGAAAGCGTTCACGGCCTTCAACACGTTAATGTTGTTGTTGGCAGTGTTCGATTGCAACACAGACTTCAAGATGCGGTTGGCGTTGTAGAACTCTTGGCGAGGAATGTGCAGCGACTCAGGCATGATGTTGATCAACAGACCGCGATCATTTTGAGTGCCCATGATTTGAATGGTCAAATCTTCCAGAGCGGCTTCCGACAAGTCGGCAGCGGGGCTCAGTGCGTTCGAATACGTACCGCCAGTTGCGTTGACGTGGTTGGTCGAAACCAAAGCAGCGCCGTCGGCAGTGGTGTAGTAGGTGGTGCTGAATGCGTTGTTGTACAAGAAAGCAGCAGCGTTTTCGATCGTTTGGTTGATCGAGAAGGCGTTGGCTTTTGCACGACGCATAGAGACTTCTTCGTACAAGTTGTCGCGCAATTCTTCGTAGGTCACGATGTAGCCCAGTGCGTAAGCAACGTGGGTGTAGGTCGTAACGATACCTTGAATTTCCGAGTCGTATTGAATCGGAGCGCCTTGGGCTTTGACGGGAGCCAATCCAAAGCCGGTAACTTCAACATCTTGCTCGTATGCCTTGTCGGAATCGAGTTCGTTGTAGAGGTCGCCGTATTCTTTGGCGTGCTCAGCGTAAATCTGACCCCAAATTGCATGAATCCCTGGCCAAAGTAGCTTCGGGTGTGTACCTGTGTTAATGACGCCTGCCATGGTACTCTCCTTTCTTTATTAGATGCCAGCGGTACCGGTGCCGGTGCCGTAGACGTGGTTGTTGATCTTGCAAAGCACCTTGGCGTAGTTGCCAAAAGCGTTATTGGAAGTACGAGTCAGGCCCATCAGCTTCAATTGCAAGGTTGCGCCGTTACCAGCAGTGCTTGGATCAAGCTGCCAGCCAGACAAGTAACCGTTGCCAGTGCCAGACAACAAGTTGGCGTTTTGGCCAATGTTGGAAGCAGCCAAAGGAGTACCGCCGTTGCCAGAATCCTGAACTTCAAAGATGATGTTTGGATCGTCAGCAACCATGACATACCAGGGGTTGGTATTGCCATCGCCACCAGCAGGGTAGTAAATGATGTTCAGGTTGTTGGGGTTAGCGATCAGACTCTCATAACGTCCAACGCCGACCACAGCACCAATGATTGCATTACCAGTGCCAGCAGTAGCCAAAGTAACACCAGCCACACCGTTCGTGTCGGACGTGCCAGACAAGGTTACGGGGTCACCGATATACAAGGAAGTGCCATAGTTATAAGCGACGCTATACAAGCGCGCTTGCCCGCTCCAGGGGGAGCCGTTCAGGTACTGTACGGGCGACAGACCAGCCGGTTTATTTACGTTTGCCATTAAATTCTCCAATACAGAAGATGGACACTCCGATTATGCTTGACGCCGCTTCGGAGTAAACATGTTTGCCACCGCTTTACGATTGGCTTCTGGAACGTAGCGGTTATCAGACCCATTCGGGTTGCCACCAACATCCCCACCACCGCGCAGCGTTGACGCGATTTGCTCATTTTTTGACTCAAGTGCTTGCTGATCTTCTTCCCAGTATTCGAGTGGGATTTTCATCAAATACAAGCGTTGTTCTTTGCCGTCTTCGCCAGTATCGCTACCCGCAACAAGACTGACTCGACTGCCCATGTCTGTATTTCCGTTTTTGGAGGCATCATCGGCTAAGCCGGTGTTTACTACATCCACCTCATCGGATTCGACAAAAGTGTACCCGCCTTTCATCGCTTGTGCAATACGTGATGGAGTGCCCATCATCCAGTGCAAGTGATAGCCAGGAATTTCAGGGACCGACAGCTTGAGCTGCGCGGTCGACATCGGGATACGTTTTTTGTCTACTGCGGACTTCTCAAATGAATTTGCCGGATTCTGGGCGGCTTTGTGATTGCGGACTTGCATGATTAAGCTCCTTGGAAATACAGATTAGCGTAATAGCTGCGCCATGCAGCCATGTCTTTGAAGGCACGACCCTCGCCGACCAATTTTTTACCCTGACGATCGCAGGTCTCTTTGGCGTCAGCAGGCAAATCGCTGAACGACTTACCACCGCCGCCGCTGGCTCCAGAAGTCTCGCTGGAACGTGCACCACCGACTTTGTCGGCGCGCGGAGCACGGCCCTCGAGCTCTTGAAGCACGCGATCAAAAAAAGCGCGACCTTGCAAGTTATCGTTTTCAGGGTCAGAACGCAAGACCTGGGCGATGCCCATGGCCTTTTGGGTTTTACGCTGATCTGTACCAAACCAGGTGTTCTCACTCATCCAAGCAGCCAAATCGGGGTGCATTTGCTCTTGCTGCGCGGGTACAGCAGCTTGAGGGGCTTGGGGCGTGGGCGCAGCTGCTTGGTTCTTCAGCTCTTGAAGTTCCTCTTGCAGCGCGATTTCACGGTCCACATCACCGTCGATTTTGGCTTGCTTCAGTTCAGCCATGACCTCGCGGCGTGCCTTTTCGACAGCTGCTTTGGTGGCATCGGCATGGACTTTTTGAAGTTCAGTTATGGACTCCTGGGAAGCGCTAAACAGATTTTTCATCTTGTTCAACTCTTCAGCCTGCTGTTTCACGAGCGTTTCAAGGCGCTCGTTGTTCTTACGCAGGATGGGCATCACAGTGTGACCGCGCTCCACGAAAGTATCAGCGTCAACCCAGCGATTAGGATCTCCCTTGAACTCTTCTTGCGGAACCCAGCCCAGTGTACGGGCTTCTTGCTCGACGTTCACTTCACCTTCCATGATTATTTCTCCCCAGTGATCTTGCAGAAAATATCGCGGTCATTGACCAACCGATAGCGCTTGCCATCGAGTGGGCCGGTGGCCATGTAGCCTGACATTTTGGCAATCAATACCTTGTCGCCAGGGGCTGCACGTGCGGGTTCGTCAGGCCAACAGGCGGGGCCTATCTCCACGACGATGGCGCGTTGTTCAACCATCAAAGTTCGGTCTTGAACGAAGTCAGGGATCTCGATCAACGAGTCCTTTTTCTCCGGCTCATAGTGTTTGATCAACACTGCACGGCCCAAAGGGGCCAAACCACTTTCATTCTGCATTTTCTAACTCTCCTTCAAGTTGCTCATACTCAATACCGATCATTCGATCGATGGCTTCACAGTTCCCGATTGCTTTCGCATTCGAGATCGCTGTTGCGAACTGGGACTGGTCCGTAAACGCACCAGACGCCCATTGATCCTTTAACTCAGACTGCCATGCTCGCAGGATTTTGTGCAGAGCTTTGGTGCACGGGTGTTCCCTCCACTCTTTCCATTCCTGCTCGTGAGGTAGTTTCATTTGGCTGCTCCATTGACTTCATCATTAACTCAGCACGCGAGCGCAAAGACTCGTCGTGCACCTTCAGAGCACCGATTGCCGCCTCGAACGCAGCAATCTGGTGACCTGTCTCCACGCCGCCTGCATCGGCGATCAGTTTGGCGGCCTGAGCCTCCAACTGAAGTATCTTTGCCGAGTTCAAACGTCGTTGTTCCATCAAATCGGCGGTGAATTTCTGCATATCGGCCTGTAACTTCATTTGGCTCATTTGCAGCTTCATTTCCTCGACTTGAACCTTTGGATTCTTCGGGGGCGGCATTTTTTCTGGACCAGGGTAGTACACCTGCCAGGCATCGATGTGCAGCGCCTTCAGATAATTTTGTTCCACTTCCACCAAGTTGTAGCCAGGCGTGCTCATGGCGGCCTGTTTCAAGGCCATGGCCTGCTGCATACGTTGACGATCGGACGTGACGTTGGGGTCGGCGACCGGAGAGATCCGGTTTGGGTCGCCTTGGTAGTCTTCGCGCAGGACTTTCATCTCGGCGTCGCCAAAAACGGTCACTGTGGGCAGGAAAATCGAGTTCAGGCGGTACAGTTTCTTGTACTCTTCCTTCATCGAACGCCACACACGCTTGTAGATGGCGTTGTAGATCCGCAAACCCTCTTCAACCATGGTCTGAGTGGTCGTAGCGGGGGTGTTTTGGCCAGGATTTTCGCCTGCCAGGGTGTCTGTTGAGCCCGAAATGCGCTGTGTGTAGTTGATGAGCAGCGACAAGAGCTGCAACAGCACGTTTGAGGGCTCTCTGACGGGCAGAGGGAAGATATTTTTCCGCAAATCGTCGCCTGTAGAGTCCACACGCTTCCATTCCAAGGGTGCAAAGGTGTATTGACCGCCTCGGATCTTGGCTCCGCGGCCCAAGAAGCCGCCGCCAGAATTGCTCATCGTGCCAGCGTCGATCAACTGGTTCAAAATCGAGTTCACGGACTCATTCAATGGGCCCAGCAGCACGCCAAAGCCGATGTCGTAGACGCCGCCGTCCGGGCTGGGGATGAAACCGTACTTCGTGAAGTACTCTGTCGGCATGATCCGAACAATTTCACCCTTGTAGTTCTTGACAATCTGCTTCATGTCGTCCACACGAGACACGATACGCAGCACAGCGCGCGATTGGTACTCGATGGTGACGATGTAGGGCTCTTTGTAGCCGTCCTTGTCCAGGTCCATCCACATGTGCTGCTCGAGCATTGTGTAAGGAGTGCTGTCGTCGGTCATGGGAGGGTTCAGACCGTTGCGGTTGTCCTTGTAGACAGTGTCCCGATCGGTCAGGGGGACCGCAAAGCTCTTGTACCAGTTCTCTTCGCGCACGTCGCAATACACGCCGGTCATGATTTTCTCATGGATCTCGTTGCGGTACATGGGGATGATGTGGGTCTTACGGGCGCAGTCCTCCACGCTCTTGGCGTAGTAGTCCATCACCATGTCCTGGGCCATCACCAGATCGGACACGTTATGGCCTTTGAGGCCGCTGTGGTAAGTTTTCTTGAACGCGCAACCTACGATTGGGATGTTGATCAGCAGACGATCGTGCTGTTCTTCCCAAGACTGATCTTCTTCCAGCAGCTGGTAACTCATGTGCGCGCCGATACGGCGGCAACGCTGCATCTCGATGCCTTGAGGGTCGTCACCGTGGGGGCGATACTTGACAATCTCGGGGCCGTTCAGGATCGTTGGGTAGGCGCGCGAGTGGAACTGCATTGTCGCAATGGTGACAAGCGGGAACGCGACGTTGGCGCAACCGGCCCAAGGGAAGTTCTTGTCTTTCGAGATCTGCATGGCCAGGTCCATAGCGGCTTGGGTGCGCTTTTTCCACTTCATGCGGGACTCTTCGTCGCGCTGGTAGCCTTCAAAGATGTTGACGCCCAGGGCTTTGAGCTCGTCCTCGGCAAACAACTCGGCAAGGTTGGGCGACTGAATGGTCTTCTCGTCGAGCTTGATCTTGGTTTGAAATTCCATCATGTTGAAACCTTTCAGTAGCCGGTCACTTTAGAGCGGCCCATTGTACGTTTAGGACTGTTGCTGCGCGCTTCAATCTCTTCGTCATCGTAAAAATCTTCTTCCTCGAGTTCGGACATGGTCTCGAACCCCTTGACGAGGAGCGCGGTGGAGTCGAACTGGTCATCCTGCGCGGCGTCGCTAAAACCCGTGAAGCGCAGCAGCTCGTTCTCGTAGGTCGGATACCAGGACGCATCTTTGTCGTACTTCACGCCGCCAGCGCGCATGTGTTTCTGGAGTGGGCGGCCGCGAGTCGCTTTGTCGCGGGTGGGCAGAATCGGCTGGCAGTTGATCCAGCGGTCGCGCACCTGCATCTCTTTGTAGAGGGTCGGGGCCACGCTTTTCCAGATCACGCCGTCTTCAACAAAGAATACGGCCGGGTTCCAGCGCTTTTGGATCGAGAACATCTCGTTGATCCACTCGAGTGTGTCCCACCGGCCCAGGCGCTGGTCGACCACATGGATGAAGTTCTCCACGCACTTGCCGCCCACGGTGAACGAGGTGCGGTTGGCCTTGTCTTTCTTCGACACGGCGAAGTCACACCCGACGGCGTAAATCTTTTCGCGGTCGTGGTCGCTCTCGTCCATGGGCAAGAAGTCGTCGCTCCGCAGGTACGCCTCGGAGTTGTCCATCGGGTCGTTTAGGTACTCCTGCGAGTAGCCGCCGGCGTCGCCCTGCTCGATGTAGTCTTGCCGGATGGACTTGAGCCGCTCCTCAGAAAACTGTTCCGGCCACAGGATCTCGGTGAAGTCGTCGAACCCGTTGTGGGCCTTGTACAGCTTGGAGGTCCAGGTCTTGGCCTTCATGAGCTTGGCCAGCAACGAGTCCTCGTGCAGGATCGTGCCGTGCACACGGACGACACCACCGCGGCGACGGGTGGGGAGCACGGCGCGCAGGAACCAGCGTTGAAAGCGGTCGCGCGAATCCTTGTTCTCGATTTGGGCGTCGTCTTCCAAGTCATCGCAGACGATCAGGCCGGGCCGCTTGCCGTTCCACTTCAGACCCCGCATCTTTTGTCCCGAGCCCTTGGCGATGATCCGGCACTGGTGGCCGTCTTGGAACTCGACAACGATGTCGGTCTTCATGTCGACCGTGAACGCCTTGATCTTAAACTGAGCGATCAGGTCGTCGTTCTCCCTGAGTTCTTTGGCGATGTCAGCCAAGTGGCTCATGGCCAGGTCTTCTGTGGCCGACACGATGACGATGAAGTCCTGCTCGCGAAACAGGGTCACGGCCAGCACGTAGTCGTGGGTGAGCGCGGTGCTCTTGGCATGACTACGGGGAGCGGCCACGGCGCAGAGCTCCGAGTCACCGCAGTACATGCCCCAGCACTCCCGGTGGAACTCAGGAGTCGGCTGGGGGTTGTCGTACATGGGTGACAGGAACGTGCCAGCGAACGCCTCGATCAGTGGGGCGCTCAGCTTGACACGGTTCACTGCTGACATTAGGCTGCCTTCTTAAACACCGGAAACCCAGTGTTCTGACTGGGGGCTGCTTTGCCCTTGAGCACCCACTCGAGTGCTTCAATCGCGCCTTGGGCGTAGAGCGCTGCGGTCTCACCCTTTAGCTCGTGGAGCTTCTCGATCTCGGTGACCAAGGTCTTGATGGGCACTTCGACGCAGATCATGGTGTGCTCACGATGGCGAGATATGTCTGGATGATGGGCGAGTTGCCAAGGCTTGTTTGAGCCTGGCAGGTGAGCAAATAGATCGTGCCCTCCACGCCGCCCGTCACCTTCTGGTACACCTGACTCGGGGCAGTGATACTGACCGAGCTGATCACAGCCGAAGGTGTCGAGTCGTTGCCGCTCCACACTGTGGCCGTGGTCGCAGCGCTTGAGACCGTTTCACCGGTTTGAAGCTGAGACAGAAAGTCAAACAGAATTGTCTGAGTCGCTGCCTGAGCTTTAGGTGGGATGACGATCTGGCTCATCGGCTGCGACCTGCCGCGCGCTTCATGGGCTTAGCGGCAATCTTGGCCCCGCTCTTACGAGCCTGGGACAGTGACGCAGCGACTGCCTGCTTCTGAGGGTAACCGTGTTTCATCATTTCATTGATGTTTTTTGACACGGTTTCTTTGGACTTACCTTTTTTCAGAGGCATGGTGTTCTCCTTAGAGGATCTTCTTCAGCCGGGCAAACAGGTCGTCGATGTTCTCCATCAGGTGGACGAAGAATGTCTTTTGGTGATGGTGAGGTGCAGCCTCGTTCATGTCAGCCAGCCAGCTCTTCACTTCAGTGGCGACAGGGTGCTCGGGTTCTACAACGGGAGCAGGAGCAGGTGCTTCAACGGGTGCAGGTGCTTCAACTGGAGCAGCCTCAACTGGAGCAGCCTCAACTGGAGCAGCAGCCACGGGCTCACTGGACGACGGTGCAGCATCAGCTACAGGTGCGGGTGCAGGAACATCCACAGGAGCAGCAGCCACGGGAGCGTCAACCACAGGAGTGGGATCAGCAGCAGGAGTAGCAGCAGGAGCTGGATCAGCAGGAGCTGCGGCTTCAACAACAGCATCCACAGGGGCCGCAGGAATAGTCTCAACGGCTTCAACGGTTTGGTCAATATCGCTCATTTGTTTACCCCAGTGCCATACGGTGGTGTTGACGAACAGCATCGGCGTCGGTGGGCTCGTACTGCTGGTTCATCGGGTTGACGTTCATGATGTTCGACGACTTACCGGCCTGGTACGCCATACCTGCCTTATCAGCGGGGTAGCGCACAGCTGGGCCCTGTGGGGGCTTGGTCGTCTTTGCCGGTTTTTGGTTGGCCATGCCCTTGACGGGTGTTGCCATCATCTTACTTTGCTTCGACATCGATAGCTCCTGAGTTATCTCGTGGACGGAGCGCCACGAGTCGCTTAGCGAGATTATCTAGGTGATTGCTCTCGATGACAACTGCCGCCGCTTTGGCCTGGCCCATCCCCATCGCTTTAGTCGAAACCTCCAGCGCCTTAAGCACCAAATTGTCCGACACCTGATCTGCCGATTTACTGAGCTTCTCGTGGATGACGTCCAGGGAGCGGTTGACTACCGCCTGGAGTCTCTCCTCCGTGGACGCAATGATGATCGGGTTGATCACCTCGTCGCGGCGCTTCTCGAGCAGTCGCTTAAACGCAACACTGTTGATGATCAGGTTGGTCCACGAGGGGCTAAGCCCATACTGCTCACCCAGCTCCGCAGTAGTCATTTCAGGACGAGCAAGGATCGTGTCCACCATCGCTCGGTGAACATTGTTCAAAACCTTGGGACCTTTGGGAGGGACTGGCGCAATCTGCTTCATCGGCAAATCGAGGTCCAGATCCGGCACATTGAATTGTGGCGCAGATAAAAAATCCGGCAGGTCCGTGGTCGACTGATTAACTTGGGTGTCTTCCATGTCCGCGAGTTTAGTTCGAGTTTGCTGCTTGTCAACAGGTTTTTATTTTGTCGTGACAAATTGACTCACGTTGGGGTGGTTGGCTTTGGGAATTTAGGTATCTGGTGTGTCTGGTGTGTCCCGTGGGTCTCTGTGATCAGGGTTCAAAATTTTGCAAAAAAATTCACGGGGGTCATATAGATATTTTTGGGAGCCCAGATTTTCCCCCCGCCCCCCGAGAATCCGGGCCGCCGTTATACCGGCCCCCGGGGATCGAAGCGCGCCGGGCCGCCCGGGATCATGGGGGCCGATTCGGCCGGGACCCCGTGGGGGCCGGGCTCGGTGTAGCGCGTGACATATTGACTCGGACCCCATGAGCCCATGAGCCCCGGCCGGGTTACCGGATACCGGCCCCACGGTTACGGGATCCCGTGGGTCCGGGGAACCCCAGCCCCCATTTCACCTTGATAGTTTTTCACTATTGATCCGAGCAAATTAATAGATCGCTTCAATGATCATAAACCCAGCGGGGCACGATCCCCCGGCCCCATGCGATAGAATAACCCACGGGACCAAGCGCGCCCCCAGCATGTGACAAATTGACTCCGCGCGTGAACACTTTTATTTTCATTCGAATTAAGATCCCCCGGACACTAAATATATATAGTGAAAAAATACACCGCGCGCGCGGAGTCAATTTGTCACATGATCCAATTGTAAAGAATTGTAAAGCACGCACAAACCAATGGACACATGGTCCCGGGGATGTACAATGCAACACATGCACCGGACAAACCCGGTGCATACTTTGTAACCGTAACCCGTAACCGTAAGGATTGAAAATGAGCTTCGATACATTTTGCAAATACACCGCTGGGGCCGCTTTGGTTTTGCTCGGCTTAACCTTGGTTTTGTCAATCGTGACATTCTCGGCCGCTTTTACTCTGGGGGCTTGATCATGTACAAAGATTTAACCCTTGATATCGCTTTAGCTTTGATCATTGCTGCAGTGCTTTGCGTGCTGGCATTGTCCTATTTTGACGTTTTGACCAAGTAACCGTAACCCGTAACCGTAAGGATAAAAAATGAAAAACGATACCCCAGCAATTTTGAGCGCTGCAGTCGATCGCTTAGCCGTTATCAAGGCCACGATCGCCGAATTGAAAACAGAAGAAAACAATTTAAAACAATCGTTGATCGATAGCGGGGCCGCTATCGTCGACGGGACTCTACACCGCGCCGCGGTGTCCTATTGTGACGGCCGCACGTCGATCGACTGGCAAAGTATCGCGGCTAAATTTAACCCCAGCCGTCAATTGATAACGGCCCACACGTCGACGGGGGATCCGTTCTATTCGGTCCGCGTGTCCGCACGTAAGGGGGCTTGATCATGAAAAAACAATTTAACCCATTTTTTGAGGTTTCGAGCCGATACGGTGCACCAATGGGCCGGCGTGGGGATAACCCGGCGAATTTGGCCGGTGTAAAGCGTTTACATGCCCGTCACCAAGGCGGGGGCGACGGATACGATAAGGGCGGGGCTTACTGGGGCACGCCGTGTAACGTGTGGGGCGTGTGGGCTCGGATCGACGGCGAGCCGTGTGTGGTTTATGTACGGGCGAATTCTAGAACGGCCGCTATCGATATGGTCCGCGCGGGGGATGCATCATGAGAATTTTGGCCACTAAATTGAGAAACCAATTTTCGAGCGCGTACACCGTAACCTTGAAAAATGTAATTATTAACGGCGACAAACGCGGATGCACCGGGTTTATATCGCGCGGGGATGCGATCGTGTACGTCAACACCGAGCTATTCGGACCTCAAGGGTACTTGTACCGCACGGCCGAGCACTTGAAAGACTACACGGGCGGACAGAATCGCTGGGCCCCGGACCTTGAATCATTGGTGAAAAGAATCACGGACCTATTGACGGCCGAGTCAATACGTAAGCGCGCCGGGATCCCGGCGGACAATTTGATCGTGTACACCGTGGGGGATTCAAAATGAAATATCATTTCATCCGCGAATCGGGAAACCGAAAAACCGGCCCAATACCGGTTACTTACTCCGAGCGGGAAACGTGCCCAGAATCGTGCCCTCATTACCGCTCGGATTGTTACGCCGAAGACTATTACACGCGCTTATCATGGGATAAGGTCCCCCAGCGTGGGGGTGAATTGTCCGCGCTTTGTGAATCCGTGGCCCAGTTACCGGCGGGGCAATTGTGGCGCATGAATGTGGCCGGGGACTTACCCGGCCGCGGTGAATCCGTCGATCCCGTGGCACTTGGTCAAATTGTCCGCGCGAATATCGGCCGCCGGGGGTTTACATACACTCACAAAAAATCCGCGGATGCCATAACGTGGGCAAAGCATGCGACGGACTGGGGGTTCACCGTGAATTTAAGCGCGGATGATGCCGGCGAAGCGGATATATTAGCGGACCTTAATTCTGGGCCCGTGGTTTGTATTGTGCCCATGGATACCCCAGAAAAGACACAAACCCCCGGGGGCCGTTCAATCGTGGTTTGTCCCGCACAAACCCGGGACCATGTGACGTGCGAATCGTGTGGGCTTTGTGCGCGTGCGAATCGGGCCGTTATTGTGGGTTTTCGTGCCCATGGATCCAAAGCGAAACAAACCGATAGTAAAGCGCGCCGAATTATTCCAATTGCCACGGCGTAACCCGTAACCCTTAACCGTAACCCCCGGCCCATGTGGCCGGGCTTTTTTGATCCTTGAAAGTGAAAAATGAAATACACCGAAGCCGAATATATAAACGCGGGGTATCGATACGAGCGGGCCCCCAATAGGATCACGGGCCAAGCCGTGGCCGCTTTGATCCGGACCATGCTTGAATCCGAATCGATCCCGGACCGGGGCGAAGCTCGCCGATTAATTGAGCTGGGCCGGGCCGAAGCGCGCCCACGCGCCCACGCGCACGCATGAGCCCATGAGCACCCCCGCCCCCACGCGCCCACGCGCACCCGTGGCCATTGGGCCCCCTACGCGTGCGCCCACGCCTACGCGCACCCCCGCGCCTACGCCTGCCCAGGTCTGGCCGTTCCCACGGGCGATCCTGCCCACGCGCCCCGGCGCGCCACTGTTTAACCCTGACAACTTCGAAGAGGCCCCACTATGACCCTGCCCGATTGGATGAACCCACCCACGCCCACGCGTGCGCCTACGCGCGCCCCTGAGCCCCCACGCGCCTACGCGTCCACGCGCACCCCTGAGCGCAAGCGCATACCGCTCCACGCGGATCCAGGCACGCCCAAACGCGTGTCGGACCTACGCGCACGCATGGGCCTGTCACTCAACAAAATGTCGCGCCTGATGGGCGTGGAGAATGCCACCTATCGCAAATGGGAAACCGGCGAACGCATCCCCACGGCCGCGGCTACGCGCCTGATCGACATCATGGAGCAGATCGAGACCCACGCCCCCGCGCTCCACGCGCGCCTGATCGCGGAGGTGATGTGATGATCGACGACGACTACGACTTCGACCTCGAGGAGCTGCGCCAGGAGTCGCGCGCAGCCAGGTGGCTACACCGCCGGCTGCTCGACCACCCGGACCCACAGGACCCAGACTACCCTGAGCTGGAGGATGACGAGGAATGACCCCGATCTCACTCGCCGATCGCCTACGCGCGCTCCTACGCGCGCACCCTGAAGGGCTGCGGGTCCTAGCGATCCAAGGTCATCTGGGGGGCGACTACCGAACCTCGATCGCCAACTGCTTGCGAAGGATGCCCGACGCCTACGTGAAGGACTGGGTCTGGCAAAGGACTGGCTGGGCTGCCGTGTGGGCGGTGGTCTACGACAAACCCAAGCCACAGGGCAGGCCGATCACTCGTCCTGATCCTCCAGCCCCTTCACGCGCCTACGCGCATGGGGGGCCAGCCGGTAAATCTCGTCAAGCTGGCGCTGTTTGGCCGCCAGCACTGCCGCGCGGTGGCCCTTGAACATGGTCAAGAGCTTGGGGTTGATGGCCCACTGGGCGAAGTGCTGATTCTCTTTCGTGCCGTCGTCCACGCGGATCACCCAGGTGGCCTGCTCTAGCAGCGCCATCGCGCCGATCACCATCTGGTCGGCCTGCCACTGGCTCACGCCCTCCACCTGCCTACGCGCGGACCTCTTGATCTCGCCCAGGGTCAGGGTTGACTTGTCAGCGTGCTGGATCACATAGTCGGCCACCCACGCGTCAAACGAGTTGCCGCCCACCTCGCCCAGGGAGTAGCGCAGCGCGGGGATCACATAGTCCTTCACCACGCGGATCACGCGCTCCACGATCTCAGGCCCGACCACAATGTCGAATGGCCGCTCCATGAGGTGGAACAGGATGATCAGCCTGCCGGTCGTGCCCTCGATCTTGCCAAACGCGGTCATGAACGAGTCAGGCGACGACAGGATGCGCTCGTCCTTCTTTGCGGTCTCATACCAGCGCTGGAACTCGCGGAACACCTTGTGGGCAGCCGGAGAGAGCTTGTAGGTCTGGGCCGGTAACGCGTAAACCAGGCGCAAAGTCTGCTCCCACTGGGCCTTGTTGGTCATGAACTCGGGGATGGGCTCACCCAGTCGCGTCTTATCACCTCGCAGGATCGCAGGTATGAACCGCTGGAGCAGGCCATCACTGGTCAGGCTGGCCAGATTGTCGCGGTACACTTTGGGCTGGATGTTGCCGTAAATCGAGACAGCCAGGTTCTCGCAGTGGATCGACCCGGACCCCACCCGGTCCATGTCGTATTTTTCTGACTCGTAGCTGACAACCCAGGCTGAGCGATCCTCGCCGCTGGTCTTGTCGGTGAGCTTCTTCACCCAGCTGTTCATTTCGTCCAGGTAGCACAGCAGGCCCCGAGGTCTCTCAGCAGCCTGGCGCACGAGCTTCTGGGATGTTACGTCATTGACAACGATACGCACCGGCGTCGGGGCTGGCGGGAGATCGTTGACGACCGGTGCAGCCGATGGGTCCAGCTGACCCTCTGGTGTCTTATGGTACTCAGTGAAAGCCTTGTGCGCGGCCTCGTGGGCTGCCTCTTTGCCTTCCCAATCGAGCATTTCCTTCTTGTATCTTGGCGCGTCTTCTGATTCAATATCACGTAGCGCCGACAGCATGGGTCTGGAGCCTGGACTCTTTTTGTCTGCTGGATCCCCAATCGTCATGAGCCAGAGCACCGGCGGGACCTGAAAGCCTGGCATCAACTCAAGTCGGATCTCAGCGTCGACAACCCCGCAGACAGCCGACAAGCCTGCGAAGAGCGGGACCAAAGGGTCACAGCCCACACTTTCCGATACCTGCTGAGCCCTGGTGGCCAGCACAGATGGCCACAGCGACAGATCGATCTCAGGAGCCGGGGGCTTGAGCCCGGACATCACCTCGAGCGGTGCGTCTGGCGACTCGATGGACTTGAACAGTTCTGATGCGTCTGGCATGGGCCTGCTCCATCCGTGCTGCTTGGCAATGTGAAAAAGTGTCCCGAGCTTGACACTGTTGACCTTGTCGGTCTTGAAGCTGTTCCACTGTGCAATGAGGGTGCGCTCTCCAGGGTACTTGGGCGAGGGCATCGACCACTCGTTCCAAAGCGAGAGCGCCTGATCGAGTTGATTGGTCTGCGACCCGGCCCAGTTGAGCGCCATGCCGACATGCACCCACTCTTCCCTTGAACAGTCTGGATTGATGGCCTCCATGGCCTGGCGAATCTCTTCCCATGACGCATTGATGGCGTCCCCAGTGGTCAGGTTTCGCACCTTGTCCGAGTCAAGGAGCTTTTGCCACAGATCGAGCAGAAACTGAGGGATGATCGGCAGCCGGGTCCAGTGACCCCGGCCTGCCCAGCGGTACGGTTGCAGGGTCTCAGGGTGAATGGATGGGGGCAGGACATCCTGCACCGTGAGACCGTTGGCCGTGCTGGAGCGCAGCTCGTAGACCGTCTGGCCATTGACCAAGACCTTCTTTGATGGCAGCGACAGACCAAAGGGCATGGAGTAGAGCAGCTTGCCGTGGCCAGCCTTGCCCGACTCGATGATAACGGCGTCCGGTGCGTCGTAGAGGGTCTTAAGATCGATGCCCTGGGCGATTGTTGCGTCCCAGTTGTCGATGTCAAAAGCCATCGTGCCGCTGTAAGCATGGGCAAGCCCGATGCCAAAGCCCGGCGGCAGCTGGGTCTGGTCCTTAAGTGCTTGGGTCTTTTGGTTCCAGCCTGCGGTGCGGGGTCCCTTGGTCCCTTGGGGGATCGGTACAAGTGACCAACCGTGGCGAATATAAGCATCGACTGATGCGGGGTGCTGTTGAACTGACTGTACAGGTAGCATATAATTGACTCGTCTAATGGTGATTTCGCAGTTGCCTGACTTCAAGCCCCGGCCCTACCAGGTCGGGGTTTTCTTTTTGGTCACATAAAAAATTTTAATTTGTTGTTGCACATTGTATCAGAAGTGTGTTACGATTGATTCAACAAACGGAAATTTTTATGGAAACCGTCGAAACCAGATCAAAATTTTTGACCATCAGGGTAAATCCCGATGTTCATAAGTCGTTCCGACTTAAGGCAGCAGCATACGGAGGTGTGTCTGAGGTCTTGAGGGAGCTCGTAAGTGCGTTCATTGATGAGCGCGTAATTGTTAGTCCAAACCCTGAAAGAAAGAGTATTTATCATGTCACTAGAAGCCAAAATTGAAGCTCTGACGCAAGTCATGACCCGCATCGCCGTCGCCCTCGAGTCGGCCAATGTAGCACCAGTCGAACAAGTTGTGCAAGCTCCACAACCCGTGGTACAAGCGCCCGTTATTGTGGCTGCACCAGCGCCAGCACCTGTTGCTGCACCTGCTCCCGTCATGCCCGCGGCTCCCACCTTCATCGCTCCCGCACCCGTGGCAGCTCCAGTGGGTGCACCGTTTAACGATGGCAAGGGCCTGATCGAATACGTCATGACCGCCTACAAGGCCATGGGTGCTGAAAAAGGTGCTCAGATCCAAGGCGTGCTGTCCACCCTGGGCTACAGCAACATCAACGACGTGAAGCCCGAGCACTACTCGGCTCTGTACGCAGGTGTGGAAGCGCTGAAATGAGCACTCACTCGTCACTGTCACCCTCCAAGGCGGTGCGCTGGCTTGCCTGTCCCGGCTCGATCCGGGAAGAGGCCAAGTACCCCGACGAGGAGAGCGGCGCGGCCGCTGTTGACGGTACTCACTCTCACACAGTACTTGAGAACTGCATCATCGGCGGCCTGGCTGACCCCAGCATCGCTATTGGCAAGAAGTTCAAGGACCATGAGGGCGAGTTCGTGGTGGACGAAGCGCGCGCTGACCGTGTGCGCCTGGCCATCGACTACATCAAGGAGCGCGGCAAGGAGCTCGGCGCTGATTGTGAAGTGATCCCTGAGCAGAAGGTCGACCCGGCGCACTACCTCGGCCGCAAGGACATGTCTGGCACAGCTGACGTGCAGATCCATGCCTTCACCGCCCGGGTGCTCGAGGTGATCGACTACAAGGACGGCATGAACTACGTGCCCGTCCAAGACAACCCTCAACTCGAGCTCTACGGTCTCGGTGCACTGGCTGCGCTGAAGCTGCCGATCAATGGCGACTATCCCTTCGACAAGGTGCGTCTGACCGTGATCCAGCCCAAGCTGCTGCTCAAGGGCATGAACCCGATCAGCCACGTCGAGATGTACGTGAACCAGCTGCTCGACAAGATCGGCAAGTACGTGATCGGCGGGATGCGGGTGGACGACCCCCAAGCGCCCCTGATCCCTGGCGACGCGCAGTGCAAGTACTGCAAGGCCAAAGGGTGCTCCGCGCGTCAGGACAAGGTCATGGACGCCATGGGACTGTTCCAGCCGGTGGCCCAGCAGGCCGAGCAAGCACTCGAGATCTCGCAGCAAGCCGCTGACAAGGACCCGGCCAAGATGGACGATCAGCAGATCCGTCAGATCATGGAAGCCGCGCCTTTGATGCGTCAACTGCTCGAGGGTGTGGAAGCCGAAGCACTGCGCCGGTTTAAGGCTGGCCAGAGCATTCCAGGTCTGAAGGCAGTCTATGGTCGCGGCAGCCGCTCGTGGTCATTTGCTGACGAGGACATGGCCGAGAAGCTCATGAAGATGGGCATCCCGAAGGCGTCGATCTACGAGGTCAAGTTGATTTCACCGGCCAAGGCCGAGAAGCTCACCTGGACCGCGAAGAAGAGTGGTGTGGAGGTCAAGAAGCAGCTCACTGAGCGTCAGATCAAGACCATGCACACTGAGTATGTAACGAAGATGGCCGGTAAGCTGACCATCGTCCCCGAGTCTGATGATCGTCCTGCGGTCGTCATGAACGCTGCACCATTATTCAGTGCAGTGGAAGAAGTACCGGCATTGCCGGATTGGTTAAAGTAACTTTGGAGTAATCATGTCAGATATTATTTTGTTGTCAGATGTTCGTTTGTCTTTCCCCCACTTGGTCGAGCCCCAAAAGCAAGTCAATGAACAAACGGGTCAAACCCGTGTGTCCTACAACTGCGAGTTCATCATGCCCCAAGAGCACCCTGGTTTCCAGGCGTTCTTCAAGCGCTACGGTGAGCTGGCCTTGGACAAGTGGAAGGAGCACGCCAACACCGTGATGGGAATGATCCAGAACGATCGCAAGACCCGCTGCTTTGGTCGTGGTGAAGAGAAGGTCAACAAGAAAACTTTCCAACCCTACGACGGCTACGCTGGCAACGTGTTCATCACGGCTGGCCGGGACCAAGCTCCCCAGATCATCGAGGCCAACGGCCAACCGATCGATCCCACCAACACCATGGCTTACCAGATGCTGACTCGTAAGATGTATGGCGGCTGTCGAGTCAACGCCGCGGTCAAGCCTTGGATTCAGGACAACAAACATGGCCGCGGCATCCGTTGCGACCTGATCGCTGTCCAGTTCTTCAAGGATGACACCCCGTTCGGCGAAGGTTCTGTCGATGCGTCTAACTTGTTCGGCGCTGTTTCCAACCCTGCCCAAGCTATCCCCTCACCCGGCGGCATGGGTCTGCCACCTTTCATGACTGGAGTCTAAGATGATTTTTAATTTCTCACACACCGACATCGAGCTGCGCGAAGTGATCCAGGCTCTCGAGCACAAAATCCAAACCTTGCAGACCCTGTTGCAAAAGATGGTAAACGAGGCCAACGTGCAAGCAGCACCCGCGATTGCACAGCAGACCGCTGAGCCAGCTGCTGAAGAGTCGCACGGCGGCTCGATCTAAGAGTATGGGGGCTGTTAAGCCAGCATTCGAGGATGTCGACACAGGGAATTTTCTGGCTTTCTGCCCTGTCTAGCTGAAGACCAAATCGAGGTCCCCACCTTTAATCGGGGGAAACTGTTGATCGGATATGTGGGTGCGCCCGGTACAGCGCCGCCGATGACACGAGTACCCCACCTTTTGAGTAAAAGTAATGAGTAATGATTTTGTCTATGACTGCGAAACCTATCCCAACGTGTTCACGCTGGCGGTGGAACATGCCCAAGCACCTCTCCACTGGCTGTTCGAGATCTCAGACCTACGCAATGACAGTCGTGAGATCGTTGCGTTCCTACAGTACCTCAAGCAGACCAACTCGCGCATGGTCGGCTTTAACAACCTGGGGTTCGATTATCCCATCCTACACACCCTGATCCGCATGGGTTACAGCGACGCCAAGACCCTGTACGACAAGGCCCAGGCGATCTTTGACTCTCAAGACGACGAGAACAAGTGGTCGCACCAGGTCAAGCCCACCGAGCGTTACGTCGAGCAGCTGGACTTGTACAAGATCCACCACTTCGACAACAAGGCCAGGTCCACCGGCCTGAAGGCCCTCGAGTTCAACATGCGCTCAGACAGCATCGAGGACCTGCCGTTCAAGCCCGGCACGGTGCTTACTCCCGAGCAGCTGACCGTGCTCAAGCAGTACAACCGGCACGATGTCGCGGAGACCAAGAAGTTCATGCACGTCACCTCGGACATGATCAAGTTTCGCGAGAAGCTGTGCGCGCTTTACCCAGGCCGCGACTGGATCAACTACAACGACACCAAGATCGGCAAAGAGTTTTTCACCATGAAGCTCGAGGAGGCCGGTGTGCCCTGCTTTGACTACAGTGACAAGGGCCGCACACCCCGCCAGACCAAGCGGCCGGTCATCCACCTGAAGGATGCCATCCTGCCCTGGATCACGTTTAAGAGCCCCGAGTTCACTCGGGTGCTGGAGTGGTTCAAGCAGCAGTCAATCACAGAAACGAAGGGAGTTTTCAATGACATCGTCGCACGTGTCAACGGGTTTGATTTTGTATTTGGTCTTGGTGGTATACACGGTTCAGTTGAGAGCGAGGTCATCGAGTCAGATGGAGAAAACCTTATCGTCGATTTGGACGTTTCTTCTTACTACCCTAATCTCGCTATCGCTAATGGCTTCTACCCAGCCCACCTTGGAACCACCTTCGTCGACATCTACCGCAACCTCTACGAGCAGCGCAAGACATACCCCAAAGCCAGCGCGGAAAACGCGATGCTCAAACTCGCACTCAACGGGGTCTACGGGGACAGCAACAACCAATTCTCGGTGTTCTACGACCCACTCTTCACGATGAGCATCACGCTCAACGGCCAGCTGCTGCTGTGCCTGTTGGCTGAGCTGATCATGGAGTGGACCGATGCCCAGATCATCCAGGTGAACACGGACGGCATGACCGTTCGCATCCCGCGGGGCCAGCTCGAGGACCTGAGAAAGACCCGCGTTCAGTGGGAAGCCATGACCAAGCTCCAGCTCGAAGAGGCGCTTTACAAAGCCATGATGATCCGCGACGTGAACAACTACCTGGCAGTCTATGAGAGCGGCAAGGTCAAGCGCAAGGGAGCCTACGAGTACGAGATGGACTGGCATCAAAACGCCGGTGCTTTGGTGGTCCCCAAGGTGACAGAGAAGGTGCTGACCGAGGGCGCGCCGATCCGCCAGACCGTGGAGCAGTGGCCAGAGATCATGGACTTCATGCTCCGGGCCAAGGTTCCCCGCTCGAGTTATCTCCAGTGGGGTGAGCAGCAGGTGCAAAACATCAGCCGCTACTACGTGGCCAAGGGTGGCAAGACCCTGACCAAGTGGATGCCCCCGCTGGCCAAGGACCCGACCAAGTGGCGCGCAATTGGCATCGAGGCCGGGTGGACCGTGCAGGTCTGCAACGACATTCGAGATGCTGTGCTGCCAATAGATTTTGACTATTACGTAAAGGAAGTGGAGGCGTTATGTCTGGGACTCGCGTGAAGGATGCACCGTATTTTGAAACTTGGAGCCATGAAAACCTGGCCAAGTTCGCCAAAGAACAGTACGAGCAAAACATTGCTCTGAACGAGGCGCTGGCTCAGCTGCGCCTTGACCTGAAAGACGCCATCAAATTAATGAGAGAAGCCAATGCTAGAAAAACAGATTGAAGGCGCTGTCTGCGACTACGCCAAGGCCAAGGGCATCCTGGCCTACAAGTTCACCTCACCCGCTCGAGCTGCTGTGCCTGACCGCCTGTTCATCACACCTCGGGGCACGTTCTGGTTCTGCGAGTTCAAGCGCACGGGAGCCAAGGCCACCGAAGCTCAGCAGCGTGAGCACGACAAGCTGCGTATGCACAACGTCAACGTGTTCGTGATTGACAGCGTGCAAGAAGGCAAGTACATGGTTGATTTGATGGGTGCGTCTTAATGCTGACACCTAACTTACTCCACGACTACCAAAAGAAGGCGGTCAACTTCCAGTGCACCCACCCTAACTCGATGCTGTGGCTCGACATGGGTCTGGGCAAGACCGTGATCACCCTGACCAGCATGGCGCACCTGATCCGCACTCAGTTTCTAAAAGGCGTCCTGATCGTGGCTCCGATCCGGGTCATCCGGCTGGTCTGGCGTCAAGAGGCTGTGAAGTGGGAGCACACCAAGCACCTGCGATTCAGCATGGTCATGGGCAACAAGGACCAGCGCACCAGGTCTTTGCTGCGCGAGGCCGACATCTACCTGATCAACTACGAGAACCTCAAGTGGCTATCGGAGACCCTGCACACCTATTTCGTCAGCAAGGGCAAAGAGATGCCCTTCACCGGCATCGTGTGGGACGAGATCAGCAAGATGAAAAACAGCGCCACAGACCGGGTCAAGGCGACCAAGAAGATCCTGGACAAGTTCGTCTGGACCACTGGGCTCACCGGCACACCGGCCAGCAACGGCTACAAGGATCTGCATGGTCAGTTCTTGGTCGTGGACCGGGGCATCCGTTTGGGCACATCGAAGACGGCTTTCCGCACCCGGTTCTACCACAAGGTCGGGCCGTTCAAGGAGGTGGCCTTTGCTGACACCGAGGAGACCATCAAGAAGTTGATCGGCGACATCACACTCGAGATGAGCGCGGAGGACTACAACCCGCTGCCCGACCTCATGGTCAACAACGTGGAGATCGAGATGCCCGAGGCGCTGCGGTCCAAATACGACTCGATGGAGCGGGAGTTCTTCCTTCGCATGGACAGCGGCGCGGAGGTGGAGATGTTCAACCAGGCGTCTCTTACCAACAAGTGCCTCCAATTCTCCAATGGAGCCATGTACCCGGTGGCCGGGATGCCCATGTGGGAAGCGATCCATGATTTGAAGCTCGAAGCCCTTGAGGAGATTATTGACGAGGCCCAGGGCTCACCGATCCTGTGCGCCTATGCTTACCGGTCCGATGCCGAGCGCATCATGACCAAGTTCAAAAACCTGCGCCCGATCAACCTGACCGAGTGCAAGAGCGAGAAGGATCTGAACAATGCCATGACCCGCTGGAAGGGCGGTGACTGTGCGTTGATGATCGGTCACCCGGCGTCGATGGGTCACGGCATCGATGGGTTACAGAAAAATGGCCACATTCTCGTGTGGTTTGGGCTCAACTGGAGCTTAGACCTGTACGAGCAGTTCAACGCCCGTGTGCGGCGTCAGGGCCAAGGAGCACCTGTCATTTGCCATCGCATTCTGATGCAGAAAACCCTGGATCAGGCTCAAGCGTTGGCACTTGACGACAAGGCGCAGACCCAAGCGGGTCTCAGAAATGCAATCAAGCAATACAGACAGTCAAAAGGAGTTTAGTCATGGAAATTAACGACACCACCCGATGCTATCCCCGCACCCTCGAGGAAGCATTCCCCTGGGAGCCCAAGAACGCTGAATGGATCGAGAAGTTCGAGGTGCAGCCGCTCGACTACAGCGAATATGTGATCCTTGCTTGTGCGACCATTGTGCTGTTGTGCACACTGGTTCTTGTTTGGAGGTTGTGATGAAAACCAAAGAAGCACTGGCACAACCAGAGCCTGAGCCGGTGGCATACCGATACCAAATGCCAGTTGGGGATGGCCATTGGGTTTGGAACTATTGCACATACCCAGACAACAAAGATGACCCATGTTGCGAACCCCTTTACACCCACCCAAAGGGATGGGTCGGGCTGACGGATGAGGAAACTATGCAAACATGGGAGGGCATCGTTAAATATACGGCGGGTGAAATGCGAGTAAAAGATTTTGCCCAAGCCATCGAAGCCAAACTCAAGGAGAAGAACACATGACTAAAGACGAAGCCCTACGCTTGGCGTTGGATGCGTTGGAGAACCTATTTGGCACTCCACCTACTCAATGGGGTGGAGATGTGGCTGTATGGCGATTAGGCGGTTCATATCGGACGCAACAAGCCATCGCCGCCATTAAAGAAGCACTGGCAGCACCTGTGCAGGAGCCTGTGGGGTGGATAAGCAACAAAGACTTTGAACCCATCAGAATCAGGATTATGCAAGAGGCTTATGAACTTGCAGACAACAATGACCCTGAAGGCTACAACGCAATCAAAGTAATGTGTGGGGATGTTCAAAAAATGTTGTCACCACAGCGCACATGGGTAGGGCTGACGGATGAGGAAATACAAGAATGCTTACAAGGTTTGCCAACACAGACCATTGATGTTTACGCAAGACGCATTGAAGCCAAACTCAAGGAGAAGAACACATGAGACCCAAAGGCCCAGATAGAACGCTGCTGCACTTGTCGATCCCGAGTCACATCAGGCAGCGCCTAGACAATATACTGTGGGACCCCTTGGAGAACCGAGTGCCGGTGGGGGCTTACTCGAACTTCTTCATCGAGCGGATCGAGGAGTACACCAACTGGGACATGATCCCCTTGGAGCAGTTTGGCTTCGAGGAAGATGACTATGTCGCAGGCCC